TTACCTGTATAAGAAAAAGTAGATTTTGAGAGAATCGTTTTTGCGATCGTAGATAATCTTGTCGATGATCTGCTTCAGGGCTTCGTTCTTTTGCACGTATGTATAATTGTTGGAGATGAGAATATCATACACACTCCGTACCTTCTGCAGCATAGCATCCGCCGGATCCTGATCAGATTTATGCGCTGCCTTTTTCAAATCCTTTAATTGTTGTTCTAAGGATTCACGTTCTTTCTGAATGATAGCTTTATTCGCTTTATATTCTTCCAGTGTATCAATCCCTTCCCGGTAGGAGGCTTTTATTCGTTCCTCTTTGCCGGTTAAACTTTCCAATTGTTCTGTTATAGCCTTGCGCTCATCAAACTGCTCTGTCGGCTGATATTCACGCAATTCATAGACAATATCTTTGGTATCCAATACTTCTTTGATACTGGCCAGAACTTCCTTTTCAAGGACCAGTGAGCTGATGCCGTTCGGTTTTTTGCATTTTCCTTTGCTATATCCGTAGCAGGAGAAGTAAGAATATTTTTCCTCATTGACTCGTTTCATAGTGGTTGAGGTTAAGGTGCGTCCGCAATCCGGGCATTTCAGCAGTCCGGAGAGCCAGTGCTTATAAGTGGAAGAGGGGCGCTTGCCGACCGGCTTGTAGGTGGCTTTAAATCGTTCCTGTGCCGATTCAAACAATTCCTTTGATATAATAGCCGGCTGTTGCCCTTCTGTAACAATCCATTCGTCCTTATCTTTGATACGATTGGTGCTGTTCTCTGTCCGGTTCCACCGGATCATGCCACAATAGGAAGGGTTTTGAATGATGTATTCGACAGATCTTCGCTCAAATGGCTTTCCGTGCGAAGTCTTGAGTCCTAAAGAATTTAGGTATCTGGCGATATCAAAGAAGCTCATGCCTTCATTTGTGTATTTTTCGAATATAGTCCGAACAATCTTTGCTTCTTCCGGAACAATCACCGGCGGCTTGCCATGCTCCACAACTTTGTAGCCAAGCGGCGGACGTGCCTGGTATGCTCCGCGGAGTGCATTTTCTTTCATTCCACGATGCACTTCACCGGATAACCGGATAGAGTAATATTCATCCATCCACTCGATTATACGCTCGATCAGGCTGCCAAAAGGATTGTCGGAGAGTGGCTCGGACACACTCAAGACATCTACATTGTGTTGTTTCTTTAGCAGAGATTTGTATACTATACTTTCTTCCTGATTCCGGGCAAATCGTGAAAACTTCCATACCAGGATCAGATCGACTGGATGGTCATCACCTTTGGCCAGTCCGATCATCTCCTGAAAGCCGGGACGCTTGTTGGCTTTCCTTCCGGAGATACCTAGGTCCGTGAAGATCTTCAGGATTACAATATTGTTCTTGGCTGCATAGTCCCGGAGGAGATGCTCCTGGGAGTCCGGGGAGATCTCTTCCTGATCGTGTGTGGATACACGGATGTAGCCGTATGCATATTTTACGCTCATTGCATCACCTTCCTGTAATTATATGTGCGATGTCGCACAAAAATGGGTACAAAAATAACACCTATACGGTGCTGGATTTTTGTGATACAATATTCTTGTTCAGGGAATGTTATATCGTGCCTTGGCACTGTATAGTATTCAATAAGCCGTTTCTGTTGGTAGCAGGGACGGTTTTATTAATTATTCATTTAAATGTGGTGGACAACATTTTTTACAAGGAACATATCCTAAATCTATAGCATGATTAAAGGGAATTTTCTGGCAATTAATAGACCCGCTACAATGAGGATTAGTGTGGTATTTTTGCGTTTTCCGATTAATCCAAATATAATTTTTCACCTCTATATGTATGCCAAGTGCTTGCTCTAATCGACTAATATCATCTGGGTAAGAATGACAATATTCATTAAGTGAATTATTAATAGCACCTTGTAATCGGGTGTATGGTTGTTTGAACCGAAAACAATTAAGTGCAAATAATAACCGAGAAATTCCATTATACGCAGTTGCTTTATCAGCACGTAAATGTTGCTTGGCGGAGAAATTATATACTCGACCACCGTGTGCAGCTAAGTTTCGGTATTCTAAACATAGAAAAAGAGTATCGGAGAGCAGGTCCTTGTAGTATTCTTCGTTTTCATCAGATACTATGTCTCCGTATAATTCTCGAATTAAAATGTCACGTTGCTTCTTTTTTAGAAATCTTATATAATTGACCAACGTACCAAAGTATGCACCTTTGAGGAGTATCCACGGAGGTACATATCCATATTTATTCCTATAGTATTGAATAGGTTCTTTGTTGGATTTTTCAGCTAAATCAAACAGTGTTTTTAAAATTCTATCTCTTCTAAAATAAGAATCAGAAACTTTTTTGTCTCGGTAATTATTTTTCTTTAAATATTGATGATGATCTATACCGAAATCTTTACCTACAATATTAGCAACAACTGCACGAAGATGTTCTTCGATGTCTATCATAGAAAGTAGAACAGCATTGCGTAGATTGTGATCTAAAGTAAATAATGCAAAAATCTGTTCAAATGTTACGCCGGGATTATATACTTTTTCGCCGTATAAACGGGTAATGTAAGGATCTCGGTAACCATTGATAATATTATAATAACCATAAGTAGATAATTTTGCCATTGCAGCAGATTCGTCGATAATAGTGAGTTGTTGTTTTTTTAGTTTTTCAATTTGTTCTTCTACTGTAGTATATACATAATCGTTCATGTGCAACTCCTTTGTATACAAAAAGAGCCCGAGAAAAAATCTCGAGGCTCTTCTTGTGACCGGATACCAGCCATTTCACTAAACAGTGATATTATATCATATGTAAAAATGATGTCAAGTATTCCTCGAAAAAAATTATAAAATTGTTATAAGCCATTTTGTGTAGGGTCTAATTTATCTTTCCCAATTGTTAAACGGGAAATATCTAGTTAAATGGAAGTCCTTCATCTATTGAATCTGGGATATCCATAAATCCGCTAGCAGTCTCGTTATAGTCCCATTCTTTTAAAAATCCTGCATTGTAAAATGTAGAATAACTTCCACAAATAGGACAGAAGCGAGCATTGGAAGGTAAAGGTTCGTTATAATAACAGTCATTATTGGAACATTTATTCACAAGATTTTCCCCACAAATTTGACAAAAATTCCCTTCTACATCAGTTTCTTCGTTTGAACAGTTTGGACATTCTGTTAATTTTCCATTTTCGTGAGTGTCTAATTTTGGATAAATCATATTTCCATCTCCCCATTTTAGTGTATTTTTACCGCCGCATATTGGGCAATAATTATAAGTTTTAAAAAATTGAGCATTACATACAATGCATTTACGTTTATTCATAAAACGTCGGTATACAAGCATCATTTTTTGTGACAAATTTAATCCAGTTATCAATTTGGCATCCGTATCTATTAAGTCGATTCGTGTTTCAGCAGCAGCGACAGAGAGGCCAAAAGTATAGGCAACATTGCTTACGGATTTATTTTTTAATGTCAGAAACATTGAGACTGGAGACAAAACATTTCTAGCAAAAGCATTTGCTTCGTTTTCCAATACACGACATTCTTGTTTTGTCAAAGATGAGGCGATTTTATCATTGCGTAACATTTCTGTTTTCTCAAAATCTACCAAGTGATTCAAATATATGTGTCCGAGTTCGTGCATTAATGTAAAACGAATGCGCGTAATTGGTTTAGAATCATTGTATGCAATTGAATAATAATCATTTTCTAATATCGTTTTACCATCTGAACTTCTTAGGCAGGTACATACTTTGTCTATAGAACAATCGAATTCATCTGCCAATTCAGAATATTTCATAAGACCGTATTTTTCCTTTTTAATTATTTCAAATGGATCAACGGGAAAAGAATGTATTGAATATTGATCTAAAAATTCACATGCTTTTTTTAAGCAATAATCATATCTTGCATAATTTAGAATATTCAATCTTCATTTGCCTTCCTTCCCTTTTTCGCAAGAGAGTGAATCATATTTATTGCTAATTCTTGGTCGGAATCGGATAAATCCATTAGATCTCGAGCAGCCGATCTAATATTTAGTGGAAACTCGAATTCTTTTGAATGATTCATAATTTCCCCTGCTTTTTCATTTGGTGTGGACTCCCATCCCATTAAGTCGGCTGGGGTTGTTTCCAGTACTTTTGCAAGAGGTTCGAGTACGGTAATCGGAAGTTCCTTTATATCATCTTTTTCATATCTATAAATTGTAGCTCTATTTTTATTAAGTCTTTCTGCTACTTCATCAACGCTGAGATTCAGTTCTATTCTTCTATTTTTGATTCTCTGACCTATTGTCATTTTCATCACCATCCTTCTAAATGTATTATAACTCGTAAATCGCATATATGCAATAAATAGTTGCACAATGTGCGAAAAAAGTATTGACTTATGAAAGACGGTGATGTAATATACAATTAGTCGCATGATATGCGAAAAATAAGGAGGTGAAAAAATGGTAAATGTAAATAAGTTAAAAGCAAAAATGGTGGAGCTTGGCGTAAACGTTGATGAGCTTTCAGGAAGAATTGGAATGGATAGAGCAACGTTTTATCGCAGACTTTCCGCTAATGGGCAGACGTTCCTTATTAAAGAAGCCGATGCTATTAGCAAAGAACTTGGAATGACAAGAGAAGAAGTGAATGAAATTTTTTTTAGTCAATTTGTCGCATGAAATGCGAAAAAAGGAGAGCTATATGAATGAAGTGAAAATTTACAATTCAGAAGAGTTCGGTAATATCCGAACAGTAACTATTGATAATGAACCGTGGTTTGTTGGAAAAGATGTTGCGACAGCTCTTGGCTACGCAGACACATTCGGGGCATTGAAAAAGCATATTATGGACGAAGACAAGCTGGTCTGCCAAATTGACAGTGCAGGTCAAAAGAGAGATGTGACCGTAATCAACGAATCTGGCTTATATGCATTAATCTTTGGAAGTAAGTTAGAGTCAGCCAGGAGATTTAAGCACTGGGTAACAAGCGAAGTGCTTCCGGCAATTAGAAAGACAGGTTCTTATCAGATGTCAAAGCCAGAAGGGAAAGAGCTATTGGCAATGGCGGTACTGGAAGCACAGAAAACTATTGAACAGCAGAGTAATGAAATCGAGCGAATGAAACCTAAGGAAATATTTGCAGATGCGGTATCTACGAGCCATACATCCATTTTGATCGGAGACCTTGCGAAGCTACTGAAACAGAACGGTGTTGAGACAGGGCAGAAGAGACTCTTTGAATGGCTTAGAGAGAATAGCTACTTAATTAAAAGAAAAGGTGCTGATTGGAATATGCCAACTCAGAAAGCAATGGAGCTTGGATTATTTGAAGTTAAGGAAAGTACAGTGAATAATCCGGATGGTTCAGTCAGAATCAATAAGACAACCAAAGTGACAGGCAAAGGTCAGCAGTATTTTATCAACAAATTTTTAGCATAGGAGAATAGCCAATGAGATTATCAGAGTTAACGAATGAAATGCTTAGCGCTTACAAGTATCCAAATCTTATGGCAGAGGTAAAGGAGTTAACTTGTTCTATCTGTACGATTGCTGAACATATGGGGTTAGGAAGATATCGTAAAGAAGATGATTTGAAAGTGTGGAGTAAATTAACTGGGAGAGAAGAGATTCTTTGCGATGAAGCATTTGGTTTAGCTAGATTGTTTAATACAGGGATTGAATATTTATTTAGCCATGAATTAAATATCATTGATGGACAAACGGCGGCATATTGGAGATGGTTTGACTTTCATTCGGAAGCGCAAAGAGAGTCGGAGATATTTAAAGCAAGAAGTGAAATAATGAATGAATTGAAAGCAAAGCCATATTTATTAAAACTTATGAAAGAACTTGTTACATTAAACCGAGACCAATTACAAGAATTTATTGATTTAACAAAAAAAGATAAAAGAGAACCGCAACAAGTACAAACCATAATACATAACCTATAAAGAGGTGATGCAGTTTTGAAACATATATTTATTTTAAGACTTATACGAAAAGAAGATGGAAGTCTTATTTCTGAAAGAGATATGGATACTATGGCGGAAAAAGATAAGGATGAAGCTGTGAATGAGTTAAACGGGAATTCTGTTGGATATTTAGGATACCAGAAGTAGAAAACCGCTTAGGCGGTAGAAGGGAGGACAAGCATGAAAAGGAGAGGACCAAGAACAAAATGGCAGAGAATCATCAGAGAAACGGTGTTTGAGATCCTGATCGGCGCCGCAATCGGACTTGCATTTGATGCAATGTTATTTATCTGGTTGCTTGTAAGGTGAAGGAGGTGAGGACATTGCAAGGAGAAATCAAAAAAGAGCACCCGTATAAGCCGGCAAGCTTTGGGCGCTCAAGAAATTAGTCAACTATATTATATGAGAAGAAAGGGAATTAGTCAAATGGCAGAAGAAAAGAAATATGAAATTACAGAGACAGAATTGAAAATGTACATTGGTTTAGCGATGGCAGATACAATTCCTGAAGGTGCTGCAAGGGAAGAAGAGGAGAAACTCAGCGGATTTGCGGCGGGTTTATGTAAAAGAATAACGAGCCACCTGAATGGTTCGGAACCTTTTTCTGAGACAGAACTCGAGGCATATCGTGCTGTGACCCGTATCTTTGATGTTGTACAGACCTTGGCAGAAGTAGTTGCCAGAAATACGGAGGAATAGAGAATGTATTACAACGAATGTCCGTTATGCGGGGCAAATTTAGATCCTGGAGAACCATGTGACTGCCAGGAGGAAAAGAAAAGTAAAAAGAAACTGCAGTTAAAGAACCAGAGCGAACACCGGAATAGAGCATTGCAGCTTTGTGCGGAAGTAGGGTATCAGATATGAATGATATTTTTAAGGCTTATGATTTCAAAAATGAACAACAGTGGTTAAAAGGCAGAATGAACGGGATCGGTGGCAGCGATGCAAGTGCTGTAGTCGGGATGAATCCATACAAAAGTAATATTGATCTGTTTGAAGAAAAGATTGGCAGGGTAATACCGAAAGACATTTCGGACAAGCCGTGTGTGATTTATGGAAAGAAAGCAGAAGAATACATCCGGGAATTATTTAAACTGGATTATCCGGAATATCAGGTGGAACATCATGAATTCCGGATTCTGCAGAGTAAGGACCATCCGTTCATGCAGGCGTCTCTTGATGGCGAGCTGACCGATCGGGAAGGTCGCAAGGGAATCTTAGAGATTAAAACTACAAATATCCTGCAGTCCATGCAGTACGAAAAATGGAAGGACCGGATTCCAGATAATTATTACATACAGGTACTGCATTATCTTTTGGTAACCGGTTGGCAGTTCGTAGTTCTGAGAGCGCATTTGAATACCGACTGGGGTAATGAAAAGCGTACAACAGTCAAACATTACTTCATCGAAAGAAGTGATGTGGAAGATGATCTTATAATGCTGCAGCAGGAAGAAGAAAAATTTTGGAGATATGTGGAGAGCGGGAGAAAGCCTCCACTGATTCTCCCGGAAATATAGGAGGTATTTTATGTTGGAGTTAAAAATCTTCAGTCCACAGGAGAATGGATTTGTACCAGAAATCAAGTGGAACAATGAGGAACTGAAGGTAGCAATTGCCGAGAAGATGAAAGAGTACAACGGATTGGTCTTTACAGAAGAGACTATTTCCGAGGGAAAGAAAGACAGGGCAAACTTAAATAAGCTTCGCGGGGCAATTGATGATGAGCGGAAACGTGTTAAAAAGCTGTGCATGGAGCCATGCAATAGATTTGAAAAAGAAGTAAAAGAAGTTCTTGCGCTGGTTGATGAACAGATTAATGCAATTGATGTTCAGATTAAAGAAGTCGAGCAGATCAAGAGAGAGGAAAAGCGGAAGGCAGTCCAGGAACTATTTGAATCTATCGGCTTCCAGAAGTTTGTGACACTTGAAATGATCTGGGACGAGAAGTGGCTGAATGCATCAGTAGCGCTGTCGAAAGTAGAAAACCAGATGAAAGAAACGATGTATAGAATCGGTGAGGAAGTTGGGACAATCAGCAGATTGCCGGAATTCAGCTTCGAAGCAATGGAAGTCTATAAGAAAACACTGGATCTTACGCAGGCAATCAAGAAAGGACAGGAGCTGGCCGACATTCAGAAGAGAAAGGAAGAAGCGCTTGCCAGACAGAAAGCTGAGGAAGAGAGAAGAAAAGCAGAGGAAGCTGCTGCAGGAAAAGAGTCAGAGAATCCGGAAGAAGCTGCGGATACTCATGATGCGCCTAAAAAAGCCGAGGAGAATGACTATACAAGAGTTGTTTCAGAACCGGTTATGAGAATAGATTTCCGTGTATGGGGAACGAAAGAACAGATTCTGGCATTACGTGATTACATGAAACAGAACAATTTAAAATTTGGAAAGGTGGAATAAAGTATGGCAGTAAATAACAGTTTGGCGAAAAAGCCGGCAAAAATGGGATTAACGGCATATCTGTCACAGGATGCTGTTAAGAAACAGATTAATAATGTGGTAGGTGGAAAGAACGGGACAAGATTTATTTCAAGTATTGTGTCTGCAGCCCAGGCAACACCGGCATTACAGGAATGTACGAATCCGAGTATCTTGTCTGCAGCACTTTTGGGAGAGGCGTTGAATCTTTCCCCTTCTCCGCAGCTGGGACAGTTTTATATGGTTCCGTTCGACAATAGGAAGAAAGGCTGTAAAGAAGCACAGTTCCAACTTGGATATAAAGGCTATATTCAGCTGGCGGAGCGTTCTGGATATTACAAAAAACTGAATGTGCTTGCTATTAAGGAAGGGGAACTGATCCGATACGATCCACTTGATGAAGAAATTGAAGTAGAGCTGATTGATGATGATGTGATCCGTGAAGAGACTCCGGCGATGGGATATTATGCCATGTTTGAATATGAAAATGGATTTCGGAAAACAATGTACTGGTCCAAAAAGAAAATGATGGCACATGCGGAAAAATATTCACCTGCATTCGGCAGAAACGGCGGAGCAAAGACTTTGGAACTTTTAGAGCAGGGCAAAATTCCAGAAAAAGATCTCTGGAAGTATTCTTCTTTTTGGTTTAAAGATTTTGATGGTATGGCATTGAAAACCATGTTAAGACAGTTGATCAGCAAGTGGGGAATCATGAGTATTGATCTGCAGAAGGCAATTGATAAAGACATGGCAGTTATTCAGGAAGATGGATCTGCAGACTATGTAGAAAATGCTGCAGAAGAATTGGACAACGATAATGTTGTAGCAGAACAGGAGATTAAAGAGGTGCAGCCGGAAACGAAAGAGCCGGAGCTTGAGAAAGAATTAGATCAGAGAGAAGCATCCGATATCGAAGCGGAGTTTTTCAATAAATAACACAGGAGGTACATAAGCAATGAAACATGTAGATTTAGAAAAGTTTGCAAATGGAGCATTTTCTGCACAGGTGAACAGAGCCATCGAAGAGGTGACAGAGAACATCCAAAACCCTAATACGGATGCCGGTGCTACAAGAAAGATTACAGTCACAATTGCATTTAAACCGAATGCAGAGCGTAATTTTGTTGCTACCGGTGTACAGACGAAGACAACACTTGCACCGGCACTCGGAGCTGTTACTGCTTTCAGTATGGGCAAGAACCTGCAGACCGGCGAGGTAGAAGCAATTGAAATGGGTAACCAGATCCCGGGGCAGATGTCGGTAAATGATGTGCCGGGAGTTGTTCCTGAGAACGTAGTGGAAGTTGAAGGCAAGGCAGTGGATACAGATACAGGTGAAATTGTAGGCACTGCTGGAAGTAAAGTTGTAGATCTTAGAAGAAGAGAAGCGTAAGGAGAAAAAGTAAGATGATGGAAGGATTAAAAGAAGCATTACAGTATATTACAGGTTTGAAAGAAAAGAGCATGGAGCCAAAGCTGGTAGAGATTGAAGGAAGAACCTATTGCACTGACAATGGTCTTACCAGATATCACAGATTCCCAATGGCGTCAGATATTGAGGTGAATACGCTGACAGCACTGGTGGATTATATCAAAGGAAAACCGGAAGAGTTAAGGGAATCTTCTATTATCCATGTGGTAAGTCCTACAAAGGTTCTGTTATATTCCGGGCTGATTGATGAAAGAAACAGAGAGACTCTGATCGATGCCAGGGCGATTGTAAATGAGTTCTCGTTTGACAGCTATTATGATCAGGAACGTTTTCTGATCGAGCTACAGGCAAACTTTGTAGAGACAGAGGATCTCGTTACGATCATGCAGGTTGCCGGTAATATTAAATCCGGAACAACTGCCAATTATTCAGATGACGGGGTATCTCAGAAGACAACGATTAAAACGGGTGTAGAGCTGGCGGATGTGATCGTACCGAATCCGGTTAAGTTAAGACCATACCGTACATTTGCAGAAATCGAACAGCCGGAGAGTTCTTATGTATTCCGTATTAAGGACGGAGACCGGGGACCGGCATTTAAACTGGTAGAAGCTGATGGTGGTTTATGGAAGAATGCAGTCATGAAAAAGATCAAGGAATATCTGGAGTTTGAACTGAGTGAAGAATTAGAGAAACATAAGATCACAGTCATTGCTTAAGGTTTGTACTTCCTTTTGGATTGTATCACGAATGCAACTTATTGATTATGCAGTATTCCATGGGATAGATGATTATTTATTGCTATCCCATGGAAAGAAAGGAGCAATGGATGAATGCTGTGACATTTCATGTTCCGGGCAAGCCCCAGGGAAAAGCAAGGGCAAAGACGGTCAGAAATAAGCATACCGGAAATACGATGTCTTATACACCGGAAACAGATCTGTTGTATGAGAATTACATTAAAGACCGGTTCCTGAATAAATGCAATGGAATGTTCCTGGAACGGGGCAAGCCGGTAACTCTTCGGATCGTGGCAAGATTTCTTCCACCAAAGAGTACCAGTAAGAAACGTACAGCTCTTATGCTGGATGGAAAGGAACTTCCGCTTAAGAAGCCGGATGTTGATAATATCGTAAAAGTTGTAGCAGATGCCTTGAACGGCGTTGCATACCATGATGATACACAGATCGTTATGGTAGTGGCAAAGAAAGTCTATTCTTCATTGGAAGGACTGGACGTTACCGTGGAAGAATATAAGGGATAGGAAAGAAGGTGCAGCATGGCCAGACCGAAGATCAAAGGCCTTCTTTACTTTCCATTTGATATAGATTTTTTTGAGGATAATAAGATCAGAATCGTCAAGGCCAGATACAGGTCGGACGGAGTGATGATCTACCTGTTTTTATTATGTGAGATCTACAGGCAGGGATATTACATAAAAGCGGATGAAGATTTTTTGTATATCATTTCTGACGAATTAGGGATAGATCAAAATAAGGTGAAGCAGGTCTTGAACTTCCTGCTAAATAAGTCACTGTTTGATAACACACTGTTTAGTTCGGACAAGGTCTTGACCTCTGCCGGGATACAGAGACGGTATCAGCTCGGTATTAAAGAAAGAATGCGTAAGAGCAAAGAGCCGCTGGAAGTAGGTAGGTACTGGCTTCTGAAAAAGGAAGATACGGAACCTTTTATTAAGTGCACTCTTTTTGAAGATATTCCGGGGAAATGCGATAGTTTTTCCGGGAAAAACGAATCTAATTCCACGGAAAAATCCGCAAATAAAAGTAAAGTAAATAATAATAAAAATAATACAGTATTTCAGTCTCCGGAACTTGAATCGGCTTTCCAGATGTATCTTCTTGTTCGAGAACATAACTATGGATCGATTCTTCCGGAACAGGTACAGGCTCTGAGGGAAGATCTGTTGAATCTGAGTAATAAGACAGAGGAACAGATTGCCATCGTGAAGAAGGCAACGGCTGGTGGTTATAAGGAATTTCGAGGAATGAAGAAAGGAAAGAGGACATCACCGGCAAAGAAGAAGGACAACTTTAATAATTTTGATGGCAGATCTTATGATCAGGAGATGTATATGGGATTGATTGAAAAGTAGAAAGGAAGGATTATAATGGCGAAATTTAATATTGAGGTAGAATTGGACTGGGTGGATGGAGAAGACGGATATACAATTGATGAAGAAATCAAGGAGCAAGTTGTTAGTGGTATTAAGGATGCACTTCTAAAAAAAGCAACAACAGAAGCTGTGGAAGCAGTTGATGATAAAATCGCAGAAAAGATTCTTGAAGCGGAAGGAACGATACAGGCAACCGTAGACCAGTTCGTTGCGAATGTGTGTGAGGAGAAGATTGGAAAGATTATTATTCCGGAAAAGAAGAACACTTGGAGTGAAGAGGTAACGTATAAACCTCTGTCCGAGTATGTAGGAGAAAGGTTTGAATTGTTCCTTACAGAAAAGAGATACGATAGAGATGGATGCATTGCAAGCTATTCCAGTGATAGAAAATTATCAGCTGCCGATCTTCTTACGGGACAGTATCTGGAAAAGGAACTTGGAAAGAAGGTCGAAACCCTGATTGCAAGTGCTAAGAGGGAAGTAGAGGAATCTCTGATAAATTCGTTTGAGCAGAAACTGAAAGAGAACCTTGCGAAAGATACGATTGAGAGAATGAATATTCCGGAAGTGCTGAAAAGATTTAGTGAAATGGCTCTGGAAGAAAAATAGATGGAGAGAAAGCAATGTTAGTAGAGAAGAGCTCAAAAGAAGCATTGGAGTATTACATAAAAGGAAAACCTGTAACAGCACTCTGGATAGGTGAAGACGGCGGCATGAATGCAATGCCGTTGTCAGATATCCTTGATCGACCAGAGAATCACTTTCTGGTAGATGTGCCGGCAGTCGTAAATCCGGATTTTGAACAGGCTGTGCAAGAGATGACAGGAACTGATCAGGTAGATCCGGAAGAAATCATCCAGGCAGTGTATGAAACACAGGAAAGTATTACCCCCCCCAACGGAGCCGGAGGAAAGGATGGAAGAAGAAACGATAGATCTTCCGGCGGACAATATCGAAGATAAGAAAGAGAAGATCCGGAAGCTTGTAGAGGAAGGATATACCAATCGTGAGATTGCTGATCAGACCGGTATCCCGTTCGGAACAGTCGGGTATCATGCAGCGAGATTCCGGAAGAAAGAAAAGGAACCGGTAGACAATTCAGACCGGCACCTGTGTAAGACTTGTAAGTTCCGGAGCAAGGAGTTTCTGGATAATGACGAACTGGATATCTATTTGCAGAGATACACAATCTTTGATAATCCGTTTCTTCCACAGGAATTTGTTGAGCAGCTGTGCAAAGAGTATGAAGGTACAATTTATTACGATCGTCTGATTCTTGGGCTATGGAAGAGAGCAGAAGGAGCGATTTATAAACGATTTGCAGATGATCCGGAGAAATTCCGGTGTGAAGTACTGGAAGGACCTGCAGACAATCCGGAACATAAACAATTCCGGAAAAATGATATTGTATCGATAGAGATCGGACTTGACTTCGGAGGAAATCAGTCCGGTCATTCTTTTGTAGCCAGAGGATACACAGACGACTACAGAGATGTGATTGGAATCATGTCTAAACGAGTCATGGCAAAAGATCAGGGCGAAGATATAGACAGCAATATGCTGGATCAGCTGTTCTGTGATTTTGTTCAGGAGGTCATTGATAAATATGGTGTGATCGTTAAGCATGGTGATTATGTAGAGTACTGCAATGTGGAATCCGTTTATTACGATAATGCGGAGACGGTGCTTGGTAATTCCATTCGGAATGCAGTGGAAAAGAGGTTCCCGTGGATAATTGTAAGAAAAGCGAAGAAAGCATCCATTATTGACCGGATTCGATGTACGGTCCGACTGATGGGAGCTGGAAGGTTCTGGATCACAGAGGATTGTAAGTCCCTGCAGACAGCACTTTCGGATGCAGTATGGAATAAAGACGTGAAAGATAAGGATGAACGTCTGGATGATGGCAGCACCGATATTGACAGCTTGGATGCATTTGAGTATACGATCGAGCGGGATATGCGAGATCTGATAGAAGAGGTGGAAAATGTTTGATGGTTTAAAAAGACTATGGGGAAGGATAGTGAGCATGTTTAACTACACGACATTAAAAAATATAATTGGCAAAGATGTGGCACTGTCACAGACCATGATCGATGCCATCAATGAATGGAAAAGAATGCTGGTAGGGAATGCAGAATGGTGTGACGATACAGTAGAATCCTTGAAATTGGAAGAAGGCATCTGCCGTGAGTTTGCAGATTCTGTTCTTGTTGAAATGGAAGCTAAGATCCTGAATCATGATAATATGGATAAAGTTCTCCAGAAAAGTCTATCTGATATGAACAAGAAGCTGCAGACCGGTCTTGCTCTTGGAGCAATGGTTCTCCGACCGCTTGGTCCGGACAAGACAGAATATGTTGCTGCAGATAAATTCATTCCGATTAGTTTTGACGATAACGGAGTCCCAAATGATATTGCTTTTCTAGTTGTAAAGTGTATTGGTGAAAATGACTATTACACCAGAGTAGAGAGACATTATTTCACAAATGGGAATCTGACCATTGAAAATAAATGTTATCATTCGCAGAGTAGAAGTGATATCGGGCAGAGATGTAGCCTGGAAGCAGTCGCAGAATGGGCAAATATTCAACCTGGGCCAATTGTTTATACCGGTATGACAGAAATGGATTTTGGATATTATCAGAATCCAATTGAGAATAAGGTGGATAGTTCTTCATGTGGTGTATCAATATATGAGTCGGCAAAAGGATTGATAAAGAAAGCTGATGTGCAGGCAGCACGTCTTGACTGGGAATATGATTCTGGAGAACGTGCGATTCACGTGGATCAGAGAGCATTAAAGAGTAAAGGCGGTAAGACTTACCTGCCAAGGCTGAAAAAGCGTCTTTACAAAGGAATGAACCTTGAAGATGGTAAAGATAAAGAACTTTACAAAGAATATTCTCCTGCAATGAGGGATGAAGCATTTCGGAGGGGATTAGAGGAATACAAACGAGAGATTGAGTTCAATGTTGGTCTTGCTTACGGAGATCTGTCTGACGCACAGGAAGTGGATAAGACAGCCACGGAAGTGCTTGCATCAAAGACTAGAAAATACAACCGAGTTACTGCAATACAGGAGAAGCTCGAAGAATGTTTAAATGGATTCGTAAATGCGCTGGCTTTCTACAACGGTTCTTATATGTCTGGTGTGGAATTTACTTGCGAGTTCAATGATTCAATCTTGGCAGATGAAGAATCAGAAAGGCAGCAGGACAGGCAAGACGTGAGTATGGGTGTTATGAGTCTGGTTGAATATCGCATGAAATGGTACAACGAGGACGAAGCGACCGCAAAGTCAAAGATCCCAGAACAGAATCGGGTGATGGAGTAAGATGCGGGATGATTACAAAAATAAGATGGCCGGTAAGATCGCTGCCAGATATCAGGATCTGGAAGAACGAATCATGCAAGACATTGTTCGAAGGATTGTTAAAACTAGTGAGATCACCAGTACAGCAGACTGGCAGATTAACCGACTTCGGATTCTGGGATATTCTTCGGGGGATATTGAACGGGAAATAAAGAAGACGCTCAATGCTTCTTATCCGGAGATGTTTGAGCTGTACGATAAGGTAATCGAAAAGGAATATGTTCGAGATAAGGATGTATATGAGCAGATCAATGCAGAATATATACTGTATGATCAGAATGAACAACTTAAGCAGATCACAGAAGCAATTATTGATCAGGGTTGTGAAGATTTGGAGAATGTAACCAATTCTCTTGGATTCTATCTGGATTACGGAAATGGCAGGAAGGTGCTGACGCCACTTGCTCAGGTATATTCCGGATATCTGGATGCAGCATGTTATGATATCGTAACTGGTGCATTTGATTATAACAGCGTTTTGAGGCGAGTAGTTACACAGCTTACGAACAGCGGACTCAGGAAGATAGATTACTCATCCGGACGAGCTGATCGGGTGGATGTGGCTGCAAGACGAGCTGTTATGACAGCGGTCAGCCAGATGACCGGAAAGATATCCGAGTACAATGCTCAGAAACTCGGAACAGAGTATTTTGAGGTTGAGTGGCATGCAGGTGCACGACCGACTCATGCAGTATGGCAGGGGCGTGTCTGGTCCAAGGAACAGTTGTATTCGATATGTGGTCTGGGGACGGTCACGGGACTTCTTGGTGTGAACTGTTATCACACCTATTATCCTTTCTTTCCCGGACTGTCAGAACGTAACTGGACAGATGAATGGTTGGATGCCAAGAATCTGGAAGAGAGTGAACCGAAGAAATTTAGGGATAAGGAATATACCCTGTATGAGGCTAAGCAGAGACAGCGGCAGATGGAAGTAGCAATGAGAGCACAGAGAGAAAAGGTCCGCTTGCTCCAGAAAGGAAAGGCGGATCCAGATGAAATTCTGTTGCATAAAGCAAAGTACCAAGGACAGCTTAATGAGTATTCCAGATTCTGCCGGAAGATGAAGCTTACTGAAGAACGTGAGCGTATTTATTTGGACACGAAAGGTCGAGTGGCAACGAATAGCAAACGACAGAATGCATTGTTCCCGCGTGAAATGATCGAGAATGCATCCAAAGATGTGGCTCAGTATAAGCGGTATAAGGAAGTTTTGGGAGATTCTATTGGTTCGCTTGTTAATTTTGGTCAGATGAAATATAATGATAATGAGAAATGGAAAGCTATCAGTGAAGCATTTACAGATGTAAAATGGCAGAATCAAGCACTAAAGAAAAAACAAATAGGAGAAGTCCATTCTATCCCGTATAAAGGAACTCCGAATAGCGTGTTTGATAATTTCAAAGATGGTGCCTTGCAGAGACGTAGATATTACGGAAATAATGGAAGACCAAGATTGGACATAGATATGACGGATCACGGAAATTCAAAAGAACATCCGATTGTACCACACTATCATAACTGGTATCTTGGTGAAAAAGGTAACTTGAAACGTGAAGCAAAGCACGATAATCCACTTAAATTAGGGCATGAAATTGCTAATAAAGATATTCTCGAGAAGAGGTGATTGAAATGATTGAGTATAAAGATTATGCAAAATTTGAGAACTTGTCTGAGCTGTCAGAAGCTATAGAGATAGGATTAGATATCGAGTTTATTCTTTATGGAGAAAGATATAATATTTCGTGGAGAGATGATGAGCCGTTTATATGCAGGTGTCCAGAAGGTGAGACTAATTTCTATACAGATGCCAAGGCAATGCTTGATAAACATAAAATAAATGATAAACAGTTAAAGGAATTATGGAATGATATGAAAGTATTATCCATGTAGCTACCACCAGTCGAAAAGCCGGTGGTATTTTTGTACGCAATTTTAGGAGGTGATCCACTTATCTCCCTTTGAGACGCAGGGTTATGCGTCTTATTTTTATGCCCTGCCATAAGGCTATAAACTGGACAATTACCCGGCCGGAGGTTTAACCGGCTATATCCCATACCGCTGAAAGAGCGGTCAATAAAATATTTCAGGAGGAATGTAACTATGAAAAATATTTATGAGATTTTAAAAGAGTATGGACTGGAAGTTCCAGCAGACAAAAAAGCAGATTTTGATAAGGCTTGGAAAGAAAATTATCGTACTAAAAGCGAGTATGATAATGCAGTTTCGCAGAGAGACAACTATAAGGCCTCTCTGGATGATGTGAATGCCAAGCTGAAGGAGTTTGAAGGTGTCGATGTAAAAGATCTGCAGGGGCAGATCACAAAGCTTCAGGGAGATCTGAAAGCGAAAGATGATGAATACGCAGCGAAAGAGGCAGATCGTGTATTCATGGATTCTATCAAAGAAGCAGTCAAGACTGCCGGCGGAAGAAACGAAAAGGCTGTTATTGCCATGCTGGATATCGATGCTCTGAAAGAATCAAAGAATCAATCCGCAGATATCAAAAAGGCTTTGGAGGATGTAAAGAAGTCAGACGGATATCTGTTCGGAGCAAACGAACCAATTAACAATGCAGTAGGTGGTACCGGTGGAAATGGCGGAGAGGATATTGGTGGCGATGAAATGTCTGCTCTTCGTGCTGCTATGGGACTGCCTGCACAGAAATAAGAAGAGAGGTAATAAAATATGGCAAACACAATTGCATTAAGAAAAACGTATTCGACATTGCTTGATGAAGCGTATAAGCTGGCATCCATTACGGCTATGCTGGATGGACCGAATGATTTAGTCCAGGAAGGTGCAAATGCAAATGAGATTTTGATTCCGAAGATGACAATGAGCGGATTAGCCGATTACAACAAACAGACGGGTTATGTAGCTGGTGATGTAACACTTGAGTACGAAACTAAGAAATGTGACTATGACCGAGGACGTATGTTTACTGTAGATGCAATGGACAATATTGAAACTGCGGGACTTGCATTTAGTCGTCTGTCTGGGGAATTTCTGCGAACACGGGTAGTTCCAGAATTAGACACATGGAGACTTGCAAAATACGCGAATTACGCACCTACCGATAATAGAGTAACTGGGGCAATTGCTGATGGAAAGGCAGGAATTGTAGCGATTCGTGCGGGTAAGACAGCTATTAAGAATGCAGAGGCAAAAACAGAGACCTGCATTCTGTATATCTCAACAACTTTAAAAGGAATGATTGAAGATCTGGATACAACGGCTTCGAAGAAAGTAATGGAAGGTTGGGCAGGAATTCAGGAAGTTCCATCAAGCCGATTCTTTGACAAAGTTACACTGACAGCTGGTGGAGCTGGCGGTTACACAACAACCGGAGGAAAAGCGATTGACTTTTTGATTGTAGATAAAAATGCTGTTATCCAGAATCAGAAACACGTTGTTTCAAAGATTATTACTCCAGAACAGAATCAGGATGCTGATGCATGGAAGTTTGGTTACAGAACAGTTGGTATTGCAGAAGCGAAAGACAATAAGAAAGTTGCAATTTATGTTCACACTGCTGCAGCATAAGGAGTGATGCTATGAACGTAACTTATGAATATTACAAGGATTCTTTTGGTGGTTCTCTGATTCCAGAGAATCGCTGGATTTCCTTGGAATTAAAAATGAGTGCAAGACTTAACCAGTATACATTTGATCGAATGAAAGAAGACAACTGGCCGGAACAAGCCAAAACAGCACTTTGTGAAATGTGCGATTGTGCATATAAGTATGAGCGGCGTGACGGAAAGACTTCGGAAAATAATGATGGCTATTCCGTGTCATATGATACGAGTAAGCCATTGAATGTGATGTTATATGAAATCGCAGAAGTGTATTTGATCAATACAGGATTAATGAGTTTGGCGGTGGATGATGATGTTAACGAATGCAACGATAACTGTCTATAACCACAGATACGATCCACTCACCCGTTTCGATACCTGGCATAGAACTGTTATTGAAAATGTGCATATATATGTTAACCACAAAGCATCCGTCGGCGATTCCGGACTAAACAGCGCAGAAGTATATAAGATCCGTATTCCTACCGATGTAGAGAATGCGGATCAGTATCTTCCGCCGGAAGAATATGCGAAGCTGGAAGATCCGGAAGAACACTGGACCATTCAGACAGATGATCAGATTGTACTCGGCGAGTATAATCAGGAAATTGAGAAGCCGGCTGATTTGAAAGATGTACGATTGAGGCACTGCAAAGTGTTGTCCTGGTCAGATAATCGCTTTGGCGGATTGCCACATTGGAAGATTGAAGGTGAGTAAATGGCACAGAAAAAAGAATTTCGAATCACGACACCAAGAGGCAGCGTATTCACATCAAGAGATGAAAACGGTAGCGTGACCGCAAAGATTGAGTGGGCACCGGGATTTGCCGCACGGAAGGCAGAAAGCTTTTCCAAAGCGCAACAATTTGTTGATTCAGAGTGCCTGCGATATATGAATCCACTTACACCGAGACGAACCGGTATGATGATCAAATCGGCAACGCTTGGCACAGTAATCGGATCCGGTTCCATTGAGTATCTGACACCTTATGCCCGTCGGCAGTATTATGAACATAAAACAAAAGCAAGATGGTTCGAAACGATGAAGGCGAGCCATAAGGAAAAGATTAAAGAAGGAGCTGAGAAACTTGCAGGACAGTAAAAAACCGATTATTCAGAGCATTCGTGACTATGTGCTGTTGAATCCGGATATTGACGATCGGAAGATTAACATTAATTATCTTGGAAATGGGATGGAGTATTCCATTGATCCGATTGGTGCGGATCCGAATTACAAGAAGTATGTGGATGGCGGAGGTCTGAAACAGTTTCAATTCGCATTCACAAGCAAGGAAGCATATGACGGCGATGCAAGAACCGGGATTGCCAACAGTGGTTTTTATCAGGCTTTTGAGGAATGGGTTGAGAAAAATAATATGAATGATATTCTCCCAGAGCTGGACGAGCACAAAGCTGTTAAAGTTGAAGTGTTGCAGTCCGGCTTTTTGTTTAGCACAGAAGCTGATCTGGGACGGTATCAGATGATTTGCAGATTGATATATGAACAGGAGGTATAGAAATGTCAGGAGATAATAAAAAGAGATTAGTAGGCAGACATAAGCGTGTTGCGTTTATGGATGTTACAGGTGACGGTAAGACATTTACCAGAATGACGGGATTCACATCAATGTCAGATGGGAAAAATTCTACCGAATACAGCAGGCAGTATGTGGATGAAGCATCAGAACGATCAGACGTAGTTGGATATGCCCCATCTATGGATTACGAATTTGATTTACATACAAATGATGCGGTGCTGAAAAGGCTTGCGACGATTACAGATGATGAACTTCTGGGATCGGATGCACAGGTGAACATTGTAATGGTGGATCTGTTTGAGGTTAAGACAGAAGATCCGAATACCTGCACAGCAAGAAAACGTGACTGGAGCGTGATTCCGGATACGGAAGGTGATGGAACGGATGCACTGATCTACAAAGGAAGCTTTAAAGCAGCCGGAAAGATTACAAAAGGAACTGCCACAACTACAGATGACTGGCAGACATGTACATTTGCGGAATAAAGAAAGATAGGAGAGTGAGCCGATGAGCTTTTTTAAATTTGGAGATTTTGAAGCGGAAGTGGATTTTACAGATGCTGATTTTTTGACGGACTTGGAATATGCACAAGAGAAGCTGTCGGAAGATGCAGCTAAAGTTCCAAAGACAGGGAAAACAGCAGAATTGTTTAGAGCTCAGTGTCAGTGCTATTTTAACTTTTTCGATTATCTTTTCGGGGAAGGAACGCATGAAGCTATGTTCCAAGGGAGAACAAGTTATAAATTATGTATAGAAGCAGGAGAGAAACTTTCAGAATGTGAAAATACTCAGACAGAAGAGTTCTTCGAAAAATATGATCGATATAACGTGCAGGAACATGGAAACAGACAGCAGAGACGTTATTACAACAAACAGCAGGGAAAGAAAAAGAAGCAGCATTACAAAGGGTAAAATGTTATGAATATTTTATTCGAAGAATTTCCGAAAACAGTCAGAGTAAATGGAGAAAGATTCTTAGTTGAAACCGATTTTAGAGAATGGATCCGTTTTATACAATTGATTGATGATGTCAAAGTCCCTTGGCAAATTAAGTGCCGACTGTTGTTACAGTGGTACATAGATGGGATTCCGGATGATCTGGAAACGGCAGTTTATGCATTGGGTGATTTTCTGGCAATGAAAACAGAAAACGCAGAAGAGGATGAGAGTATTACCGGATCTGCACCGAAGCAATTGTATTCTTTTGAACAAGATGCAGAGTGTATTTACAGTGCATTCCGAGAGGTGTATGGAATTAATCTGCAGACGATTCCGTATATGCACTGGTGGGAGTTCCAGACATTGTTTGCTGGCCTTCCGGAAAAGACAGAGATCAAACAGAGAATTATGTACCGGAGCATAGATCTCCGGACAATTAAAGATAAGGACGAGCGTAAGAGAATTAAAAAGATACAGGAGATAGTTGCGCTGAAAAAGAAGAATCAGAGAAAAATGACAGATTATGAGATTGGAGATATGTTTGCGTGATGGAGCATATGATTAAGATCCCGACAGAAAGAAAGTGGTTCCGGTGTCCTTGTTGCGGTAAGAAGTTATTGATATACGATGATACCGCCAAATGTGATGGTGTATATATTAACTGTCGGGAGTGTAAGAGAGAAGTAAAAATAAAGATATAAAGCACATGTGAGCCGTTGAGCCGTGCTATCAGAAAGGATGATAGTATGGCAGACGGCTATTTAAATTTTGATACCAAGATAAATGAAAAGGGATTTAATGACGGTATAAGTAAACTTGGTAGTCTTGGCAAATCAGGACTATCAATAGTCAGTAAGGCAATGACTGGAGCAATTGCTGCAGTCGGAACCGGAGCTGCAGCAATTATAAAATCGTCACTCGGTGTAGTTGCCAACATGGAGCAACAGGTAGGTGGTGTAGAGACTCTATTCAAAGACAGTGCGAATACGGTCATAGCAAACGCAAATAAGGCATACAAGACTGCAGGAATGTCAGCAAACAACTACATGGAAACAGTGACAAGCTTTTCTGCATCACTGTTACAGAGTCTTGGCGGAGATACTGCGAAAGCAGCATCTTATGCGGATCGTGCCATTGTAGATATGTCTGATAATGCTAATAAGATGGGCACGAATATGCGTGACATCCAGAACGCATATCAGGGATTTGCAAAGCAGAATTACACCATGCTAGATAACTTAAAGCTTGGGTATGGCGGTACTCAGGAAGAGATGAAACGTCTCATTTCTGATGCGTCAAAGATGACTGATGTCCAGAAAGAACTTGGTGTTACAGTCGATGCAAGCAGCTTGTCCTTCGGAAATATTGTAAATGCTATTAGTGTTGTCCAAAAGCAGATGGGAATCACTGGGACTACTTCGAAAGAAGCAGTGACTACAATTGAAGGTTCTGTGAATTCTGCCAAAGCAGCTTGGGAAAACTTTGAAGCTGGAGTTATAAGTGCAAATGACCTTGTAGAGACATTCTGGACTGCAGCGCAGAATATTTTTACAAATTTAGGACAGATCATCCCAAGATTAGGAAAAACGGGAATGGATGTTGTCAGCACACTTGCCGGAAAAATCGGCGGCGCTGTTCCACAAGTAAAAGGTTTTACTGATAGTATTTCCAAATTAGCAAATGAGCTGAAGGGAATGAACAGTGATCAACTGTTGAATCTTGGAAAAATGGCAGTGGTAATTGCCGGATCGGCTCCGGCGCTGTCCATATTTGGAAAAGGGATTGAAAATGTAAAAACTGCGACCGATGGATTTAATGGCATTATAGACGGAGTTGTCACATCTATAGGTAAAGTACCTAAAGGGGCAAAGAGTGCCAGTGCCACGTTTAAAAAGATAGGTGGTGAGTTCAAATATCTCGGCGAAAGTATTGCGCTTCCGTTCCAGGATCTTGGGGAGAAAATAGCTCCTCGTCTGAAAGATCTTGGCGGATTTATGGCTGAGTCCTGGGCGAATGGACCGGGAGGAAAAATCACCGGAGCTGTAATTGATACTGTTAAAAAGATAGGTGGAGCTATTGGACAAATTGGTCCTAAGCTTGCTGAAAAGTTCCCTGGAATAACAAAGAAATTTGCAGAGCTTGGCACAAAGATGTCAGCCGTTTCAGCGAAGATTTCCAAAGTTCTGGGGAAAGTTGGAACAAAGATATCCGAATACGCCGGCTTTATCGGGGATGCGTTTACACCGATTTTATCAAGAGTAGCGTCCTTTGCGCCAACATTTTTCAAGTTGATCAATATTGGTGCAGGAGCAGCTATTATCGTAGCCGGTATGGGATTGATCTACAGCCAGTTTGGCACACAGATTGATCAGTTGCTATTGCTTGTGCAGACAAAAGGACCGGAAGTAATCACAAATTTCGCAAATGGAATTACTGCAGCATTACCTGGATTGGTTGCTCAGGGTGCAACGCTGATCATGGGAATCCTAAATGCAATTACGGTGAATCTGCCGGCATTGATTACTGCCGGAGTAAGCATTATATCCACATTGACGAGCAGTCTGGCAGCACAATTACCTCAATTGATACCATGTGCAGTACAGATGATACTGACATTGGTCACATCATTGATAAGCAATCTTCCACAATTAATTACTTCAGGACTTAACTTAATGAAAGGCCTCGCAAGTGGAATTGCAAATTCAATCCCATTGGTGGCAGCGAAGGCACCAGTGATTATTGAAAAGCTTGCATCGACTATCATAACGAATCTTCCAAAGATTCTGACCGCAGGAGTGCAGATCATAAGTAAACTCGCTGTTGGACTAGTGCAGGGAATACCGGCATTGATCGGAAAGATTCCAAGCATGGTAAGCCAGATTAAGAATGCATTTACCAGTGTGAACTGGGGCAGTGTTGGAATGAATATTATAAAGGGCATTGCCAGTGGATTAACCGGTGCAGCCGGTGCAATCGTAGAAGCGGCGAAAAGTGCAGCAAACAAAGCATTAGATGCGGCAAAGAGTGCTCTTGGAATCCATTCGCCATCCAGAGTATTCCGTGATCAGGTGGGTAAGATGATGGCTCTTGGTATGGGAATTGGATTTGAGAAGAACATTCCGATCAAGTCTATGAACGTGGGTGTGCAGAAAGTGGTATCCGGATTGCAGAAGTCCGTAGATCTTGCATTATCGGCGAGAACTGCAGACAAGACAGTTGGAAGAGTAAAGAATTATCCGGGATTCGATGGAGGAAAAGATATCGATTATGACCGGTTAGAAAAAATCCAGATGCGAGCTGCAGAAAAAATGGCGAAACGTCCAATCTATCTGGGAACAAAGAGAATTGATGAGCCATTACCGAAAGGAGCGGTGCCGGCATTATGATAAAGGCATATTATGAGAACAGCAAGGGAGAGGTGCTCTGGTTGACCAGGGCACCTTTTCGCACAATAGATGCGGACTGGTTTGACAGTACATGGGAAGAGACAGGGGATGGTTATGAAAAGGTAATTACCTTGGACGTATTTGGAAAGAGAGAAGAGTTCACGCAGAACATGGAAACGCTGTATAGAATCATCTCCGTGGATGCTGAAACAGGGAATTACGGGCGTTTATATGTGAATGATACGTTCTTGCCGTGTCAGATTTATAAGACCAAGAAAACGGGATGGAAAGGATATGTGTATACGGAGGTAGAGCTTACATTCCTTGCTCCGGAATTGTCTTGGATCACGGTCTTGGAAAAAAGATTTTTCCCGCAAAAAGAAATAACTGCAGATAGCGGCTTGGATTTTGCTTGTGATTTTCCATTTGATTTTATGAACGAGAAAAGAGGGACTGCAGAATTTGAAGTTGATCATATTATTCCGTCCGATTTTGAAATGGTCATATATGGGCCATGCGTAAATCCTAAGGTATTAATGAATGGTTATCCATATGAAGTCCTTACTACGTTAGAGAAGAATGAATATTTGATTATAAACAGCTCGGAGCAGACGATCATGAAATATCTTTCCAATGGAACAATAGCGAATCTGTTTGACGTCCGTGGATATGATTATTCCGTATTTGAGAAAATCCCATCCGGATTGATATCGGTAAATTGGAGTGGAGACTTCGGAATAGATTTATATGTGTTTCTGAAGCGGAAGGAGGCAGCATGGTAATTCTGGCGACAAGGAGCAGAGAAATAGGAACGAATCCACTGTTAGATGCGAATTGCACCTTTGATGCTAACAAAGATAGGGAATTTTCCATCAAGATTGCCAGATGTAACTGGACAGAAGAAATGATATTCGGAAATCTGGTGTACGTGCCAGATACAGAATTTGGCGGAATTATCGAAGATGTGTTGACCGATACAACTCTGGATTATGTAGAGCTGAAAGGTTATACATGGCGTGGACGCATGGCAATGAAAGTAATAGAGCCGCCGGCCGGAAGTGATTACAGGGTAGTGTCCGGGGAGTTAAATGCAATTCTTAAGAAACTGATAGAACCGGAATTTGGCGGATTGTATGTTGTGTCTGGCACAGATACGGGTGCTGCAGTGAGTAATTATCAGTTCGATCGTTATTGTACATTACTGGAAGGAATTACAAAGATGCTGAAATCTGTAGGATATAGATTGAGTATTCGGCATAAGCGCGAGAAAGGAATCCAAGGATACGTTTTGATTGAAGCAGTACCGGTTGTAGACCATTCTGATGAGATTGAGCTGTCTAAGGATTGTGGGCTTAATTACACGATGGAAGATAAAAGAAATGGAGTAAATCATTTGATTGTGACAGGAAAAGGAGAATTACAGGATCGAAATGTATTTCATCTCTATGTTTGGCCGGATGGCTCTTTTAAGAAAACACAGTATTATAAAGGCTTAGATGAAATCGCACAAGTGTATGAAAATACATCGACAGAGACAGATGAACTGGAAAGCCAGAGTACGAAGAAATTACAGGATTTATGCAGTAAAAAGACATTTGGCATGGATATAGCGAAACTTGGAATCGATGTGGGTATTGGCGATATTGTTGGTGGACGAGATTATCTTACAGGGATGTATTCGAGCAAACCAATAGAAAATATCATCTACAGTATTACTAATAGGATTGAATCCAAAGAATACGAATTGGAAGGAGAGAATGACAATGGAGATAGTTAGTGGAAGAACAGGAAAACCCCATGTTACAAGCCAGCAGTTCCGGCAGATTATAGAAGGAATTATTGGTGATGAGAGTTGTATATTGCCGTCTGGAGAAAATCTGGAGCCGGAGCTGGTATCTAACAATTTGCTTAAAATCCGAAGTGGAATGATGTGCCATCACGGAAATGTGTCTTCTGTAAAAATCGGGACCTATGATGAAGTGGAGCTTACAAATGGTTCACAGGGGATGAAGAGGATAGATCTGGTTGTTAACCGGTACACAAGAAATGAAGAGGATAATACAGAAAAGAATGAATGGATCGTGATTATGGGCACGCCGGCAGAGTCTAATCCGACAGTTCCGGAATATACAAAAGGAAATTTACAGGAAGGTGATCTTGTGGACGATTGTCCGGCATTTGAAGTTCATTTTGACGGAATTAATATTACGGAAGTAACGAAGATGCTGGAGATCGCTAAGACAAATAAGGATTTGTCCAAGTTACTGGACTATGATCCAACCGAGAAAACGTATTTCGAAAACGGGTGGACCATGAAATACCGGCATATTAGCCACAATCAGGTGTATGTAACCCTGCAAAACACAAATACTGGCGTAACAGAAGCTATCCCTAATAACCTTATTATGGCCGGTGTCCCGCTTCGGATATTATTTGCTCAGTGCGTTCCGGTAAAAATGGTAGTTGGGAACTCAATAGTCGGTTACGGAAGTATCACGTTTTCCGGAAAAGGCGCATACCTGCAGTCTGTAGCTTACGGGAATTCCGCAAGCTGGTTTGGATACGGGGTGGTAATAGTTGAGTAGAAATGTTATCCATACACATATTCTAACTTATAGTTAACACGCATACCTCCTTCGCGATTGGTTGGATAGAAATACTGAAATATTTCACCACTCCATATCTCCGGGGCGTAAAAATGCACTTCTTGTGCCACATCATCTCCATTGTATGTTTTTATGCTAAGCCGTGATGTAGCATGGTCATCTCCAAACCAGTTTTTTAATTGCTCGACAGAAAACAGTTTCGCATACCCAATGTTCATGGCAATGTTAACTATCATCGTGCCAGATACTACCTTAACCCGGCCGCCATACATCGTATAGATCTGTTGCTCATCGGTGTTAAGCAACATTTGGAACCCCAATTTCTCAGTCAAATCCTTATTTTACACAGAAAGGAGAGAGATATATATTATGAAAATTACTTTTAATGATGCGTCAGAAATGACCGTCCAGTCGGCAACCATCCGAACAGATGGAAGTCTTCTGATCAAAACCATCTCTGCTACAGAGGACGAACTCCGGAATACATTCCAGGACGAATTCCGGACGAAAAAGATTACTGTAACGGAAAGAGAAACGACCGTAGCAGAGTACGAAGATTACACAAACCTGAATGCACTGGTGAAATATACCGGTGGGATTCTTGGCGTAGTGATGTATCGGGAAAAAGAATCACCAATGGATCGTATTGATGCACTGGAAGAGCATGTGGACAATCTAACGGAAGCTAATAAAAGCCGTGAGGCTGAAAACGCAGAGCTTATCGCTACCGTGGACAGTATCCTCACAGACGTGTTACCGGCACTGCTCGGTGATGGCACAGAAGAAACTAATACAGAAAATACGGATACAAAATAAGAAAGGAAAAGAAAGGATGAATGATATGACTACATTTATTGCAAGAATGATCATGAGGGAGGCAGACAAAAGCACAGCAGCAGGACAGAAGAAATACAGAGCATATTTCGTTCGGACGAGCCTCTACAAAAACTGGAAAGAGGATGTTGATACCATCCTGAAAACAGATGGCTATGAGGACGTAATCGTAGACTAGGAGGTGTAGTGCATGGTTACATTAATAGATATCAAACGAACCTATGGTGATGGCGGTATGCGTCTGGAGCGTCTGGCAGACAGTAAGGAAGACGTTCTTCCAACACAGCTTGCGGACGTTCCTGGTATAACCGGTGCGGGGAGCATTACGGCGGGAAGTATCTGTCGGTGGAGGAGATGCGCTAAGAGCTAAGAAGATTGCACTGATACTGGGAGATTAGGAGGTACATATGGAAATACGTGCAAGACCGTAGCAGGTCTTATTTTATTACGCATTTTTGGAAGAAAGGAAAGCACATGGCAACAATTATCTCAGCCTGTATATCCGCAGGAGTAACTCTAGTAGTGTGTTTGATTCAGCAAGAGAAGACAAGATCGCTTATGGAGTATAAGCTGGACGAACTCACAAAAAGAGTTGATAAGCATAATAATACAATAGAACGTACTTACCACCTGGAAGAACAGATGGCACTACAGGAAGAAAAAATGAAGGTAGCAAATCATAGAATTTCAGATTTAGAAGAGAGGGTGAATTAAATGAAAGATTGGAAGAAGTGGGCAAAATGTGCTGGAATCAGAGCAATCAAAACTGTAGCACAGACTGCAATAGCAACCATCGGTACGGCAACAGCACTCGGACAGGTGGATGCAAAACTTGTGATTTCGGCATCCGCGCTGGCTGGAATCTTGTCACTGCTAATGAGCATTTCCGGATTACCGGAATGTAACACAGAGGGCGAATAATCGTCCTCTTACATATTATATATTGTGCGACGTCGCACAGGAAGGAGAACAATCATGGAAGATAACAAAAACATGGAAGTAGTAGCTGATCAGAACGAAGGTTATGAGTTCGACGAAGGCATCGAGCCAACACCAGAAGAAATCGCAGAAGCAAAGAAACAGGCAGAACAGGAGGTATAA